TAAATAAATCTTCGGCTTTATCTTTACTTACTCCTAACTCTGCTTGTAATTTATTTTTTCCCATACCATAGAACAGACCAAGATTTATGGTCTTGGCCTGTAATCTAGGTATCTCTGCCATGTCAGCTACGATAGTATGGAAATCGGCATCGCCTTCACGGTAGGCTTCCAAGACTTCGTCCACTCCATAGAGATTCTGTAAAGCTGCATAATGCACTACCAACCTAGGCTCTTGCTGAGAATAGTCAAAACAACCCCATGTATGGCCCTCCTCGGGCACAAATAAGGCCCTAATACGAGGTCCAAGTTCTTTGTTCCTAGCTGGTATTTGCTGTAAATTTGGGTTCGAGTAACTAAATCTTCCGGTTACTGTTCCTCCATTATCTGATCTAAGTTGATTAATTTCTGCATGGATTCTTCCATTGTGATTATGTTTTAATATGGTATCAATAAACGTGGTATGCGCCTTGTTTATTTCACGAGCGCGGGCTATTCGTTTCACCAGTGGGTGGGGGTGATTCTGTAAAAAGTTTTTTGTAAATGATGGAGAATTTGTTTTTTCGGTTGAGTCATATGGTAGGTCGAGTTTTTGAAAAACTTGCGCAATGGATCGAGCAGCCCATATTTGGGTATCTACTCCAGTTTCTTTTTTTACTATTTGTAGGCATTCTTTTTCTTCTTCAATTAACTCTTGCTTTAATTTGTGAGCGCCTTCAACGTCTACACGAACTCCTAAAAATCGCATATCAACGAGGCAAGGGAAAAGTTCAGTCTCTAATTCAAAAATAGAATTTAAGTCTTGGTGTAAGATTTCTTTTTTTAGTTCTTGCCACAGTTCATAAGTTAACTCAGCATCTTTTTCTGCGTATGCTCCTACATACATAGCAGGAAGCTTGTACATTTCTGCTTTTGGGTCTACTCCCCAAGATTTAGCTGCATCATATAGTGCACTTTCATCTTTGCTTTTGCCTATATATCTACGACTACAATTATTTAAATCATAACGCATTTGATTTTCATCTACAATTGCCGCAGCAATCATAGTATCGATAATTTTACCATTAATTTTAAGACCAAGTGATTTAATCCAACACACATCATACATAGCATTGTGAAATATTTTTATAGCGTCCGTATTTAAAACAGATTGAAACCATTTTAAAATTTTTTTTCTATCCATGTTTCCACCACCTTCATGAGCAATTGGATAATATCCCGACCAATCTTTAACAGCGACAGCAATCCCTGTTACATCTCCTCGTTTAGTAACTGAACCTGATCCCATCTTAATTAAATCTGGGTCCTTTGTTTCTAAGTCAATTGCTATTTCAGTATGTTTAGATAAATCTGGGAATTCTGTTGGTGGTAACCATTCAGTCTGTGGTTTAAAAAGAGGAATTTGCATTACTTAACTATGCCCCATGAATTAGATTTCTTTTTTATTTCTTCTTTCACTTCTTCAGGATAGTCTCTATCGATAGCCATGTCAATATAATGTTTTGCTTTTAATAAATCTTCTTTCTGATTTTTCTGCTTGTGCCTACACAAATATTTAATTGCATTTCCCTCGGCAAACGGAATATTATTTCTATTAATAAATTCTGATGGTTGAATAACCATAGATTTATAATGTGTTCCACCTACCTGCTTTTTATAAATTTCATCTTTCATTAATTGACTCCTTAATTATTCTTTGAATATAAAGTTCTTTTCTTCTTGCTTTAACTTCTGGACGTTGACCATATGCCCTATCCCAAGCCTTACCTTTAGGACTTTGTCTCCATTTTTTTCTTGCTCGTTTTCTAGATTCAGTATAAGGATGTGTCATACATTTTCCATCGGGTATGCTTTCTCATAATCTTTAGGTCTTATAATATGTAAATTTTCTTTGGTTCTCGTTGCACCTACATAAAATAATCTTGTTTCATCATCAGGGTTTTTTCTAAATGATCTATTTGTATTAGTAGTCAAATCAGTTAATAAAACTACATTAGGTCTCTCTCCACCTTTAACACTATGTATGGTAGATAAATGTATTCTGGGATTTCCTTTTAAGTTTTCACCATTTCTACGCATGCTTCTAATATAATTTTTTCTTCTAAAATTTAAATCATCAAATGCTTCGTACCAAACTGTATCAGTTTTTAATCCATAGTCTTTTAATTGAGATAAATTATAATAACTTTCTTTAGCCATTCCTTTAAGTTTTAATTTATCTACGTGTTGAGGTGTCATATAGCTGTATATTCTTTCGACTTGTTTATAATTTAATGGTGTGCCTTTTCTTGCTAGTTCCCATTCTCCTGCCGCTTCTGATGCATCTTTCTCTGGCATTTTTTTAAATCTATTTTCAAAATACCAACCTCGTTCTCTTATTTCATCTTCTATATTATCTAACATGTGACGAGTTCGAGCTAACACATACCATTCTCCTGATGACATATCTAAATCTTTTATATCATCGTGAAATTTTAAAGATCCTTGATGATCTCGAGGTGCCCATTCTTTATATCTTCTATTAGAAACTCTTTTAATAATATTTAAAGCAAAATCATGAATAGCTCTTGGTATTCTTCTTGATTGTGTAAGATTTAAAAGTTTTCCTGTTTGTGCAATAAAAGAATCTACATCAGCACCAGCCCATCTAAATATAGCCTGGTCATCATCGCCGGCAATAAAAGAATCTTCTGTATTATTCCAAATAGTTTTTGCCATGTTCCATTGCATTAATGATAAGTCTTGTGCTTCATCTATAAACACTACATCAAATTTAGGACATCTATCTGATTTAATAAATTCTAATATCATATCATTATAATCTTTAAGAACGTTTTCTTTTTTATATCGTTCTAGTTCATGAGATAAATGAACTAAAGTTTTGTAATCAACTTCAGTATTATGTTCTCCCATTTTTAACTGTTGTTCTAATGTTATATTTCTAAGTTTAGCTAAATGAATAAGTCTCAAATAATCACTTTTAGTTGTAAACAATCCCGTTTCTTCTTCATCAAATTCATTATAGTCTAAAAAAATATTTAATTTTTTACCAAGATCTTCGTAATGTCTTTTCTGCATTACTTGATCTTTGTTATATCCTAATTTTCTAAAAGCTAATGAGTGTAAAGTTCTAAAGTACGGAAGGTCATCTTCTGTATAATTAAATTTATCCATTGCTCTACCTTTAGCTTCATTGGCAGCTTTCTTAGTAAATGCAAAATATCCTATTTTATCTGGATCAGTGTCTTTTAAATAATCTTGTACTTTGTTTAATAAAGTATATGTTTTTCCTGTGCCTGGTGGTCCTAATACTATTGTTTTCATTTAATTTTTACTTCTCCCTCTGTTTCAATCCAAACTCTAGCACCACAACTAAGTGGTTTATCAGGACTGTATATAACTTTACTCGGTCCTAGTATTTCAACTTCATGTCCATAATCATTAGACTTAGAAGTTTTAACAGTTATTACAGGTTCATTTAAATTATGTTTTTTATTACTTCTAATCTTATGCTGATTTACGTGTATTCTAGTTTTCATTAAAAAGGTGCCTCTTCTTTTAATTTCTTTTGACTAAATTGATCTTCAACTTTGTCAAATATCTCTACTTTCATAACAGATGGTTTCTTTTTACCTATAACCATTCTTCCTTCATCACATCCACAATGTTCTTTTAACATCTGTTGAGTAACTTGATAGTCTTCCTTCCATTTTTTCTTAGTTAAATGTCCATGAAAGAATCTATGAAAAGTAAATACATGCTTGCCATCTTCAGTATAAACTGCTCCATTTAAAATATCTTTTTTAGTAACTGATCCAATTGATCTTTGAATACAATAATCTTCTAAATGATTATTTAATTGATCTATTTTAGAAGAACCTTCTGGTGCTTCTACTTCTTCAATTGCTTGTAGAAGTTGATCGACATATGATTCAAATTCTTTTGTAGTAACTCTTTTTGGTTTTTTATTTATTTGTTTTGCTACCGTTCTTCGAAACAATCTCTGTTCCATTAAATAATCTATAGTATCTAATTTAACTCTTTCTCCATCTACGTTAACCCAATAATAAGGTTCATCTAATAATATTTTTTGTAAATCCGTAAGTGAAGGAAAAACTGATTCTCCTCCTATACCAAACTCTCTGGTTCTACATAAGTTTTTATCACAATGATTACACATTGGTTCTTCATTACATTTAAATCCTAAATCTTTTCCATCATTAAATTTTATTTTACCTTGGACTATTTTATCTTCTAGTGGTCCGTCAGGATGTTTTTCAAAATATTTATAATTAAAAGCATTTATTTTCGATTGCCAATTTTCTGGCCACTTTCTTTTTGCATATTGTATGTATTGATAAATTATTCTATCTCTTCCATCTTTAATATCTGTTTGTGTTAAAGATTCTAAACAGGGAGGCCCGTCAGAAAATTCTGACTGAGGCCTCTCTACTTTTATGGAACCAACATCTAGTTGTTTTACATTATTATAGATCCCATAAAATTCCTCTAAACTTGCTGCTGTGCCATCATCTTTAAAAGCATATCGTGTTGTATTATCTCCATTAAAATATGGTAAATTTAAAAAATTTCCTGTATCATCTTGCGATTTTAATTCTATTTGTTTTGGAAATACTTCTGCTCCTCCATAACCTAATACTGCACTAATGGATAAAAGTTTATCTCTTACTATTTTTGCTTCTACTGGAACTTCAGTAAATAAAAATACATGAGCCCCTCCCGATTTAGATCGGAACACTACCAATGGTAGTTTTAATTCTTTAATTTTGTTAATTAATTTTTTATGATCAAATCCTGCATAGGAATCTATATCTATACAACCCCATCTGCATTTATTATCATCATTAATTGGAATTATACCTAGACTTGGTTCTATTCCTTGAAGATGTTTATTCCATAAATCATCAGTAACTTTTTCTCTTGTTACAAATGACTTACCTTTTATCTTCTGACCGTCTTCGCCTTTCTTGTCAACATAAGTGACACCACGCGCACGATCTAATCCTTTAAATATATCTTTAAAATTTGCAACTGACATAACTTTTCAAAGCGGGCGGATCCACTCTCGCTTAGCCGCCCACTACCTAGGATTCGGTTAGTATGGTGTACTACTTGTTTCCTCTGAGCCATGCTTCGCTTGCACTTCGCCTTTACCTACTCGTTCAGCAAAAGTTTTAGCGATATCATAGATTGATTTGTCAGATACAGGACCAACTTTAGCTACATCCCATCCAAACCATGTTCCTTTGTCGTTAGACATTTGAACAGTCTTTAGATTATAAATGTGGCTATATGTTGGCGGTGTAAATAATCCGTTTTTACCCTGCAT